TGTCTAGTCATTTGTCCTGATTCTCTGACAATGTGCGGCAACAGATCGCGAGAGATCGAGAGCCGCGCCTGTATCGCGCGTGAATCCTCTTACCGCGCCCCCGCGAGTCGTTTTACCGCGCGCAGGTCATGCACCCGCGTTAATTGATCGCGCGTAACTGCCGAGATCTGTTGCTATCACTAGCTTTGCACCGCACTATAGATGCGGTGACGACCTGAGACCCCCCTCCGGGGGGCAAGCGCGTCCGTACGTATACGTAATCTCTCTTCTCAAATTTATGCCAAAATTTTAGCCTTCATCTCTGCAAAATCCTTATTAAACACTTGATTACCTATATCTGTTAGCTCATGTTTAATCATTTCATCGTATACGCTGACTGGAATCGTACATATATCAGCTCCATACTTAAAAGCCTTATCAACACTCCTAACATTCCTAATAGAAGCAGCTAATACCTTAGTTTTTATTGATTTTAACTTGTAAAAGAGGGCTATATCCTTCACAAGACCAAAACCATCCAAGTTATTATCTGTCATCCTGCCAATAAAAGGAGACACATAGGTTGCACCTGCTAAAGCACATAAAATTGCTTGACTAAAGCTAAATACCAAAGTGACATTAACTTTAATACCTATACCTGTTAAGTACTTACAAGCTGTAAGACCATCAGGAGTACAAGGAAGTTTAATTGTTGTTTGATTATCATAAGTTCTATGATGTTCTATACCATATCTAATGAAATCAGCTGAATTATCAGCCACCATTTCCATAGAGATATCTGGTATACCAAGATCTACTAATTTATTGTAGACATCATGAATATTCATCCCACTCTTCTTAATAAGGGATGGGTTGGTGGTAACACCTGATATAAGTCCTGATGAGAATCTCTGTTCTATAGCACTTACGTCAGCTGTATCTAAAAAGAGTTGCATCTATATTTATACTGTTAATACGTGATATACGTATTGAGGAAGTTTAACTAGTTGGGGGATAGTGTTAGTACTTATAAGATCATCATTAACGGATGATAAGTAAAGGGAGATTTGTGTCTCCCTTTAGCTTGAGGGAGCGAGTCCACCCTTCTCTCTCCCTGTATAAACCCCTTATTACCCTAAACCCAGTTGTTAACTGAGTTTCCAGACTCTAACCCTCTAGCTTGATCTCTTTGGTCTTTATTCATGCCAAAGACTAGGTGGTTAGCGGAAGCTTGAGGGTTATCTAGGTAGTCTTCTAAGACGCTATTCCATTCTTCAAGTTGTCTTTGTTTAATCTGTTGTTCAGCTGAGATAGATAAAGCATCAGTAAAATACTTTACGCCTTGTGCAAGACAATCGATTCTGTCGTCATGTTTAACTGCATATTTCTGTCTACACATTCTCGACATTTGATAAAAGAGCATGTAGAGGAGTCTTTCTTCAGGAGCTGCATTTTGATTGGAGTTATAATCCCATTCAACGACAGACCTGTTGATAATGAGGCGATGCTGGTTAAGGACAGGCTCAAGAGAATCAATAATACGATCTTCTTTACGGACATTAGCTCTAGTTTCTTCAATGTATATAGCCTGTTTAGTATTTTGTAGATGTTTTTTAAATAGTTCAGCTACTATTCCATCACCAAAGTTAGATTCAATTAATAAGGTTGTCGCATTTAGCTTTTTACAACCTTTAAGAATATCTAACAAGGTTGAGTCTGAGTACCCATCTCTGTATGCACGCATTTCATGCAAGTAAAGGAAACCATTTCGTTGGGAGATAAAGGCTGCAGTAGTTTCGTCGCTTCCTCTACCCGACGGGTCAACGCTGCAAATTGTTTCTTGGTAATCTCCCCAGTCTCCAGTAAGTTGCATTGGAGAGTAAAAATAATCTCCCGGGAGACCGACTGTGGGTAAATCTTTGATGACGTTAGCTGGGTCTGAGCACCAAACGACGGATTCAGGAGCTTTAGTTGGGTTAACGGAAGTAACAACAAGATCAGCCATTTTAAGTGGGAACTTCTCAGCATCACTGAGGGAAGTATCCAACATAAACTGAAGCATGAAGTTAGAACGTCCCATGGACGCTTCACGTTCAAGTAAGTTGTCGTCATTAAATCTATCTGGATCTGTTGTATTCCATGGTTCAACACCTTTATCAATATCTTCTTGAAGTTGAGGAGCTATTAGCCCTTCATAATTAGCCAAAGAACGAGGATAACGAGCTGGCCATACAAAGGGTCTGTAGTTACGTTCAGCAAGTTTTCTATAGACGGTAAAAGTGGTTTGTGGGGTTCCGAGGAAAATAATTCTACTATCATCATGAGGAGTAAGGATTGATTCAGCTTCAGTACAAAGTTGTAAAAGTTTCTCTCTCATAAATTCTGTCATTGAGTTACCGGGAACTTCTATGTCGTCTAAGATCATTAGATCTGCACGGCTTCCGGTTAACTGACCAGTAATACCAACACTCTTGACTGATGGAGCTTGGTGAGGAGAACAATTTACGTCGAAGGAAATTCTTGACCATCTTGCGTCGTCGCTCTTTGGCTGTAGATGTTTCAGCCATTTTGTTTCAATGATAAGTTTTTGTAAAAAGATAGACATGTTATCTGCACGTTCTTTAGACGCAGAGATAACCATTATTTTCTTTTCTGGATTATTGAATAATGTCCACAGCACGAATGCTCCAGTAATCCAAGATTTACCGACTCCTCGGAAAGCTTGAATCTGTAGACGTTTAGGACCGTGCTGTAGATAATCTGCTATTGCATATTGTGCTCTTGTAGGTGGTGGTAGATCAAGCTGCTCCCATAAAGCAGTCAGAAACAGCTTGAAATCGTCCTGTAAGGCACTTAAAACGTCTTCCATGTATGTTTAAGTGTACAAGTAGTTTAGAGGGCTAGAAAAAGGGATTACCGACGTATCCGTATTTAGCTCCAGTTTCATATGCCCTATGTAAATTTTCAGAATTTTTTACTACGTCAATGCCCTGATTTAATAAATTGGCAGCAACTCCTGTTGGTTCTGTTACTAAGGATTGAGGACCCGGTACTAACCCAGCTTGATCTGCTCTAAGTTCAGCTTCTGAAAGTTTGTGTTGAATTTTATTTAAAAGAGTTGGGTTGTTTTCATATTCTTCTGCTCTTGCATCGATATCACTAAGCAGAATACTTGCACCTCCCAAAACACCAGAGGGAAGAACAAGTCTTGCTAGGTTTTTATTTGCCTTAAGTATATCCATGGCTTTAGATTTAAGAGGTATTTTAGACAGCCATTCAGCTTTCATTTCTAAAAGACTTTGCCCTGTATCTACTACTCTTTCAGAAAATAAATATCTCCATTTTTTATATAGTTCTTCTAGACCGTTTTTCCCATTTACACCGTTTATACCGTTTACACCGTTTACACCATTCTTTATTCCGTTCGTTACACCGTTTGCTTTCTTATGATAACTTTTTTCTAATTGATCAAGGAAATCTTTTGACTGTGGAGTTTTTATAAACTGTTTAAACTTAGCAAACTCGCCTTGACTTAAAGCGATACCTTTACTAAATGGATCAAAATTATTAAAGTCACTAGCATTTACAGCCCAAAGCTTGTCAGCGTGTTGACCTAAATCACTTTGTTGTACTTTAAAAGCCCACGGTGCTTTATAAATATCACCACTTCCCATTTGTTTGGAAAATTGTTCTGCTAGATCTTTATCAGTTTTTAGCCAATCAAGTTCTCTAAATATGACATTACCTATATCATCAGAGCCAATACTGTCAGCACCAAATCTTTTGTAAAACTCTAAAGATGTATCGTGCTCTTCGTAAAACTGTAAACCATACTTAGCACCTTCTTTTACTGTATTTTTAAAATTTGTTCTAGCTTTGTTTACTTCTTTAAATGAATCTAGATTTTTATACCATTTGTTATTTGTTCTTTTTAATTCAGAACTCTTTTGGGTTAGTACGTTATTAAATTTCCAGTTACCATCATTACCAGATTTAAAAAAACCTGAGTGCATATAGTTGCCTTGATCATCAGTAAAATTTACCGTTGCTTTCCAGTCCCTTAAGCCTTTTTTAGACCAGTTACCCGTATCTGTTTTTAGTCCACTTTCTTCTAATCTTGTTATAAACTGATTTTTTAATTTATCTTGTTGGCTATAGGGAACTGTAAATACACCTTTCTCATCTGGCGTAAATGTTTCCATAAAAAAAGCCGCCCTTTCGGACGGCGTGAAATATCTATTTCGGGTGGTTAATTAATGTGGCTATGTATTAGCCGTTCTCTATGAGGGATATGACCAAAAGTTGATCTCATCCAACTCAACCAGTAAGTACTACCTTTGTCCTGATTACATCTTCTGCAAGCGGGTACGACGTTACTTGTAAGGTCTTCACCGCCATAACATTTAGGTTTGACATGATCGATAGTGAGTTGATGTAGTTCATAATTGTTTCCGCAATAAACACATGTGCAATCGAAGTGCTCTTTCACAGCACGTCGCCATAATCTCTTTGATTCAGAGCTGGTCATGGTTATTAGGTTATAAAGGTAATGTTTAGGACTAGGTAGTAAGGGGGTCATTTACGAATTTTCAGTCTGCTACGTCTATTTATTGAGGGAGATTGAAGTCTGCCTTTAGTGGTACTGCCTTTAAAGTGAGCAGCATCTTTGCCATCACCATTTCCGTAGGTACCAAGTTTTCTATTTAAACGATTAGCGTTAGTTCTGATACGTAGACCCTTAGCTGTTTTGTTATATCTTCTTTGTTGTTTTAATCTTCGTTTTCTAGCTTTAGTATTATTTCTGTAATAGCTAGCGGTACGACTTGCCATGTACTCTCTCCGCAATAATTTCGGGGTCTATTTTTGGCATTACTGCTGCTAGTTTTGATAGTGGACTACCTTCAAAAGCAACGCCAGATATGTCATTTGTTTTCAGCCAATCACAGGCTGCTTTTAAATCTTGAGTTGTTGCCTCGCCACTTCGGACTCTTTTTAAGAATTCATCAGTAACGAGATTATGTAATTCATTGAATTGGTCTTCAGTTGCTTTCTTCATCAAGATTTTTTCCCTTTATTAATTTTTAGTTGGCTCTTGTTTGACGAACCTTTCGCTTGTATGAAATCAATCGCAAAAGTAGGTCGTTCATAATCTCTGATACATTTATCTTGGAATTTCTGAGCAGCTTTTAAATTGCTAAAAGTCCCCATTGTTTTACCAGTTTTTGTATCAACTACACTGCATTTCATTTATTCTTCCTTTAATCCGGGAAATAAGTTTTTCTTAATTAGCTTTACAGCTTGGTCATCAATCGTATTATCAGTACTTTCGGCATATGCCTCTAATAATGAGATCACTAGTTCCTTGACTGCGTTTGAAGTAAGGAATGCCATTAGGATGGGTTTGATAATAATCATTTAAAATAATCCGAATTTCTTTTTAGGTTTTTTAGGTTGTAAGGCTGATATTGGTACGACGTCGTGGCACATCACATATAGCTTGGATTTAGGATGCAGGGTAAAGCCCTTTTGCATAATTTCTGCACATTTGATTGCACGAGTCAACTCGTAGTCCAGCCTCATTTTTTCTTCTACTCTTTTGGCAATACGTTTGCATTGCTTTAAAGCTTCTCTATCTAGGGGAACCATAAAATTTAATTGCATCCCCCAGTTCTCTCCCTTGGTATAAGAGTCTTGTCTTAAAGAACCAGTATCCTCATTGAATGATCTAGGTTCTGTATGATTACCCATATAGAAAGGTGAGAACGTCATTGTGCTGCCATTACAGCTCACATTAGGACCAAAATATTGTCTACTTTGTGATCCGTTATTCTGGAATTGCACTGCTGAATTGGTGACATTTCCGGTCGCTGCCGCTATTGGATTCGAGGTGTTATTTACCTCTGGCTCATTAGCCAACACCGGGCTTCCTATTGCGAGAAGACAGAGAGCGATGTAGTAGTTGCGTTTGTTGTTACATTTCTTGTAACGTCGATCTGCTCGATCACCCCTGCAGCTCTGGTCACTGTTTCTAGTTGAAATGCGTTGCCAGCTGTGTGAATATCGAAGACTGTATCTGTAGCAGATATTCCTCCAGATGTTGCTGAGGTTGCAGTAACGTTGGATCCTGTCCAACTTTGCAGAGCACCACCGAACACCTGTGTTTGCAATGTCTCCGTCACTGTCTGAGTTGTGGTGGTCGTCGAATTCATCGATCCTTGGGTGAACTGGGGAGTAATAGTGTTTGCTCTCGCTACCGTGGGTGACAACAGAGCTAAGAGTATTAGCCATTTCTTCATGTTTCTTTTTTCTTTGCCATTGGACAATCAACAGTTTTACCGTTGTTTCTATTTCCGTTATTTGTCTGTAAACCAAAAGAATAAAGGGCACTGCCAAAGATACTTGCCACGAAGGTTATATCTGTGTTTTGTGTCTTCTTAATCATTGGTATTTCGACATAATTCAGAGTTATGACTCTCAAATAAAGCCCGACCAAACCACAACACCAAGACGTACGAAAGTACCAAGCACTTGAATATGATGCTCAGTATCTTCAGCAGCGTCTTTTATTTTGGTGAGTAAGTTCTTTTTCGGGCTTTCCTCTTTTCCTTCCATTTATCAATTTTACCTTGAATAAATTTCTGTAGTTTCTTTTTTATTTGGTCAAAAAAAGGTGTAGCTAACGTGGTTGTTGCTACTGCAGCTACAGCCGCATAAGTTGCTGTTGCCACTACCTCTGTTGTGGGTAATGGCATCTTTATATCTATGACAGGTATTTGTAGACTTGGTGGTTCTGGTTGTTCTGCTTTCTGTTCTGCCTTAACACCCTCTGGTCTTTCCAAATCGCTTGGAGGTACCACCATTGGTTTATATGATGGTATCTCAGCGGTTGGTATAAGTAATGTAGGTGTTTCTATAGGTTGTGCAGAAGGCAGACTTATATAAGGTAAACCACTAGGTTGGTTTGGGATTGTCACTCTTTACTTTTTCACAAGCTGCGTAATAGGCGGTAAGTTTACTAGCATCTCCCTTTGAGTTCCAGTACATAGCATCAGCAAAATCTGCTAGATGTGGATATAAAGGTTGACGATCTCTTTGGTATTTTTTGTTATTGTAAGCAGTCTTTAATTCATCAAGTTTAGTTGTAATTTGAGAGTCAGTGGGCTTTGTATCGCCGTTAGCTATCAGCCAATTTAAAGTTGAGTTATCAACGACTTGAAACTCTGCATTTGGAGCAAGAGCTTTAACAGCATCATAAAAAGTAGGTTCCATCATGTTGCAATCTCCAATACAAAAATACTTGATTTCTTACCGTTAACATTGATCTGAACATAAGCTGTGCCGTTATTGTCTCTCTTACTCTTCATTTTAATGTTTACTGCACTGGTTCCGGGGGAGTCAAACTCTCTTACAAAAGTTTCAGGACCAGTCCAATAAGTTTCATAATTACCAGTAGAGTTTCTACCACGATAAACTCGTATTTCCCCTTCCTCTGTACCATCTACATCTATAAAAAGATCAAAATCTGCATAATAACTATTATCAGACGCCATCGAATATACATTTGTAGTAGCTGTAATAATCAATTTACTGCTTGCAGAAACAGGGGTATAAGAAAACGAACTTCCCGGGATATCTGTTTTTGCGTAAGTACTGCTTATATTTGTTGTTGTTGTATATTCATGAAAAGCATATTTTAAAACTTTTCCTCCACCAGCAGCAGCTTCCCATGTCATACCTCCAGTATTACCAGACCTAGCTGTTAGGACATAACCATTGGTAGGTGCATTACTTACTTTTAGATTTGCTTCGTCAACTATATCGTCTGCAATAACTGTGGCACCATCAGCTGTAGAAGTTACTTCTCCTGAGTGGTTAGGGTGTACGTAGGCATTAGCTGAAGCTGCAATACCATTTAATTTAGTATGGTCTGCATCAGTAAATACGTTACTGTCAGTTGCTGCTTCGACTGCTGCTCTAATTTCAGCATCTGTTTGGTCTGCTGTAGCTGATGCCTCTATACCATTAAGTTTAGTGTGGTCTGCATCAGTAAACACGTTACTATCACTCGCTGCCTCAACAGCTGTTCTAACTTCTGCGTTAGATAATTGAGTGTTGGTATCTGTAGTCTGAGCAACCCAATCTAGATTTCCACTACCGTCAGTTTTTAAAACTTCATTTGCAGAGCCATCATCATTTGGAAGGGTTAATGTATAACTCGCAGCTGCACTATGAGGTGGTCCTTTAATAACTATACCGTGACTATTATTTTCACAATTTAGTTTAAATTGACCAGCACCTTTAGTTGCATTACCTTTAAAGACAACCTTACCTGAACCATTAGGATCTAAGTCAATATCTCCATTAGATGTAGAGACAATATCTTGTGAGTTAACATCAAGGTTACCTCCTAGTTGTGGAGTTGTATCTCCTACAACAGCTGATAATCCACTTGATCCTCCAGCCGCATTTATTGTTACTGAATCAGCAGATGCATCAGTTGTAATCGTGACATTAGTTCCTGCTACAAGTGTTACCGTATCAGTTGTTGAGTCCGCAGCTACGGTAGTTTGACCACTAACCGCTACGTTTGAGAATGCATTTTGGTTAGCATCACCACCGCTTGCTGCAGCCCATGTAAGACCACCAGCAGCACTTGATTTAGCTGTTAATACATAATCATTAGTTGGACTATTATCAACCTTTAAATTAGCTTCATCAACGATATTATCAGCGATAACAGTAGCTCCGTCAGCTGTAGATGTCACCTCACCGCTATGGTTAGGGTGTACATAGTTGTTAGCTGAAGCTGCTACTCCTGATAACTTAGTTTTCTCAGCATCAGTAAATGCATTTGTATCACTATTAGCTTCGTAAGCTGTTTTAATTTCTGAGTTAGATTGATTGCCTGTAGCTGTAGCTTCTATCCCTGCAAGTTTTGTTTTCTCTGCATCAGTAAAAGCATTAGTATTAGACTCGCCTTCATAGGCTGTTTTAATCTCAGCACCTGTTTGATCTGCAGTTGCTGAAGCTTCTATTCCATCAAGTTTAGCTTTATCCGCTGCTGACATATCGCCTTGTATAGCAGATGTAGCGGTAAAAGCTGGTTGGTTTTGTTCTTCTTGTACAGCATATAAAAGTTGATCTTCGTTGTTATTTAGATCAGTAGCTCTTATAGAAGAACCTGCAGCAAACACAGCTTTAGCTGTATCTACTTCAGTATCTCTATAAACCCTTACAGTAACTCCTGTTTTAGGAGCACCGCTAGATTCTTGATATGTACTATCAACGTTTGTATTATTGAAAGTAATTTTAGTAGGCGAGGTGGATACAGTGTATTTAGTTGTTGCTTGCACTACTCCATTGAGTGCAACTTTGACATCTTCAGTTTTTAGGTATGGAAAGGAAAATGTGTACTCTAAATTAGAGCCATTTACCGCCCCTCCATTCTCTACATAAGTTGTAGCCATTCTGTATCATTAATTATTTTTTGGTTGTTGAAGCCTTATTATTTCTTCTACATTTAAAACGCGTTTATTTTTATCGATCCTTTGCTTTGTATTTATTCGACTTCTCATTTCTTGATATAAAGGACTTGATCTTTCAGCAAATTTCTGTGCCTTACGTAATGCCATATTTAATTTTTTATGTACATTTTTAACTTCTGAGGGATCAACATAAACACCTTTTAACCTAGCCTCTTTAATCTCTTTCACAAAATTTTTTCCATATTTTGAGTTCATTACTTGTTGTATTGCTTTTTTGTAATGACCCTGTTCACCCATAATTCGAGTGACTTCACTTCGTTCATCTGGAGTATATTCAACACCAGCTGTTCCCTTTATTAAAGAAGGTCTACCATCAAATTCAATATCAATTAAAAATTGTTTTTCAGGGGATATTTTCCCAGAAACTCGTCCTGTTGGAGAGTAAGTATTCCAAAGACGTGTAAATAAATTATCAGGTTCTTTTATTTTGCCACCATCAATATAGTCATGCATATCAGGTAACTGGTCTTTTAAAATAGGGTTTCTATTAGCCCATAACTGACCTAATTCCATTTCAACTTCTTTAAGTTGTGGTGTTATTAAACGACCTAACTCATTACGTTGTCCACTTAAAGGAAATAGTGAATTACCAAAACTAGCAGTCCAACGATTTATTGCACCGGGATTACCAGATAACACATCGAATAATGGCTCTAAGCCAGCAGTAAATGATTTATTAGTTAAGTTTGCACCTAGTAAAAATCCTACTTTTCTTAAATTATTTTCTAATGTTGGTTCATCCATCATGTCATAGTTATCCATGATGTCTGCTGTTACAAATAACCAATCAGCAACTGGACCTAAAAATTCAACACTATACCAATTACCATCTAAACCTTTTATCTTACGAGGTTCCCAACCTACTTCACGTCTCGTTCTTTGTTTAGTTTTATCATAAAGTCCATTCCCATGTAGTCGGTCTTGAGTAAACAATCCAACTGCACCTAATGTTGCAATAGTACCAATAGCTTTTCTACCTTTTAATTCAGCTCTTATAGTGTTATATGCATTTTCCATTTGGTCAGGGGGTACATGAACACCTCTTTGTGCTAATAACTCTTTCGCTTTATCAAAGGTAATTTCATGAAACTTTCCACCAAACTGATTTAATTCATCAACAAATAAACCTGCTGGGTTATGAGAACCCGTAAACTTCAGCATATTCATTGAAGTTTTGGGAAACATAAGGAAAGGTTTTAAACCGGGTGCACGTTTGATTAAATCTGATAAAGAATTGACAGCCTTATTATCTAAGTTCATAGCAATTTCTCTACTAGCGTAGTCAACTGCTTCATCTGTAATTATTCCAGTTTCGTCAAACATTTGCTTATATGTTTCATCTGCATATTTTTTAAACTCAGCCTCATCAATAATCTTGCCACCATCATTTAAGAAATCAAATGCCTTACCTCTAGCTTCAATTTGTCCAACAAATGCTTTTGTAAATCCATCAAATGCACTCATGGCATTAGCACTAAATCTTAAAGCAGGATGTTCAGATAAATTATTCATCTCTTCGATCATGTTTACCATAATTGAAGGACCAAATTCCCCATTTGATTCTTTGGCATTAGCAAATTCTCTTAATAAAATTATTTGATCTTCATTAGCTCTAGCAAAATCTTTTTTCATTATGTAGCCAACTGAACCGGGATCAGTAGAAGCACGTTTAAATACTTGGCTCATATGTCTAAACGAATTCTGCAAAGTATCTACAAGTCCATAGTTATACATATAACTTGCCCGTCTTAAAATCTTTTGATCTCCTGAAATCATTGCTCCCGCCCACGTTGCAAGTGGTCTTTCTATCATTAAAGATATGTTAGATAAAGCTGCTTTTGAAGGAGTACCAAATGAAGATAAAACAGAGTTATAAATATTTGACCATACACCTGTCATAAATGCTGAAGGCAATTCTGGATTAGTATCTACAATTGCTTTCTTAAATACACCTAATGAGTTTTTAACATAGTCATTTAAAGCTCCAACAGTTCTGACATTACCATCTGTTAATTCGTAAGCTAACATTAATGGACCAAGCATTTCTGGTTTTTCTGCTTTTAAAGCTCGAAGTGTATCTATCGTTTCCTTTGACTCAGCAGATATTCGTTGTAGATTTTTAAGAGTAGTATTTCTCTCACCAGCTACAGCCTCACGAGCAACCTTAGCACTTACTGTTTTAGAATCTTTACCTAAACGATTCCATAGATTTAACATATTTAAAGCTCGACCTCTTGCATAAGAAGTCTGACCTTTAATCATCATTAAATATTGAAGACGATCTAATATTTGATCTTGTGCTCTTTGTACTTGTGAAGTATTTACCATTACATCTCTTGAACCTTGAGCCATATCAGAAACCTGACCAGCTAATGATGTAGATACATACGCTTGTGCACGCGCAATATCCATATTTATAAAATCATCAGTATATTTTTTCATAGCTTCTACTACAGCTACATATCCTTTAGATGTAAGAACTCGTGCTCCAGAATCCGCATCAGTTCCAAACTGACCTAATTTCTTAAGCATGTTATCCATATCTACTACATCCATCCGATATAAATCAGCAGCAAGACTTTTCCCGGCATCAACTATGACATCATGTGATAAATACTTTTTAGCCGTTGCTTGGTAACCATATTTGGAATTAGCTAAATCATTAGCTAAAGATTTAATGAAAGTAATACCTGCCTCATTTCCTTTAGTGATTAGTTGTAAGGCTCCATCCGAAACAACACTTCCAACTCTTCCATCTATTGTATTAATGTTATTAGCTATTTTAACTACATCAACAGAAGCTCCAAAAATACCGTCTTTATCTGTAGATCTTATTCCAGATTCATACCAGTCATAAGCATCATGAACACCTAATAACGGTTGATCTAAATCAACTGAGTTAGTGATATTAACAGCACCTAATTCAGTAAATTCATCGTATCTTCTTTTTCTTTGATTTAATACTGCATTCTCTATTGGGTCTTCAGATAGAATCTCTTCTTTAGAAAATTTGTCAATAACTTGTTTAGCCTTTTCGTTTTCCGCTACCCATTTAGTAGCTTTACTTGTACCTCTTAAACCTCGAGCTAATCTAGCAAAACCTAATATTATGTCTGAAGTTATGCCTAGCATTAAACCTTCATTACGATTCTTTATTCTTTTTAAATCAGATTCGTCAGCATCTAAAGTTGCAATATCATCAGGTACCCAACCCCAAGTCTGTGGCCAACTTTTTTTAAAGAAGCCAAGCATATTGTGATCTCGTTCTTGTACTGGAGCTATTGTGTCAGCTAAGACACCACTACCTGCACCGATACCAGTTTTTGCAAACCATTTAAACGCTGCGTCATTACCTAATTTCCATTGCTTTGCTTTATGAGCTGTTTTTCCAAGTTTTGTTAATCCTCCTTGCACAAAAAGCATAGGTAAAATAAGAGAACTTAGATCCCTTACTGTTGTTAAAGTTGTACTTGTATATTGAGGTACTTGTGGAATATTTACTCCCGGTAAAAGATTCAAAAGTCCAGTACCAGAATCAATTAATCCCATACCTGCAGCAGCGGGTATAGCAGTTGGATTTTTCCAACCAATTTTTTGTTGTTTAAATTCTTGTGCAAATGCTTCCGCAAAAGTTTTATTAGTATCTTCTTGGGTTGGTTCTACAACTTCCGTAGAAGTTGAATCTTGTTGAGTTGTTGGGGTTTGTGTTACTTGTTCAGGTGAAGAAGCTTGGGGTGGTTCCATTGCTTCTTCCTCTTCTTTTTCTACTTGTTGTTGAAACGATGTCGCCTCTTTTGTACGAGTATCATTTTCAGTTATCAGGTCATCTAAAGCTTCCTTGTCAAGTATTGGCGTACCTCCCAACAATTCATCAATTGAGGGCTGTTCCATTAATTACTATCTCCATTAAATACGGGAAATGTCATGTTTTGCAATGCAGTTCTATCTCCAAAACTAAGTAGTTCTAAATTGAATTGGCGATTATCTTCTTCATCTAATTCTTCTTCACCATTATAAACTGCATCAACAAAATTTATAAGTCTATTAATTAGACCTGTGCCTTCATCTAATAATATCTCGCCTATTTCACTTTCACCCGGGGTACCTGTAACACTTGCAGTAGCTAAACCTAAACCAGTTTTACCTATCGTTTCACCTAACGATGCTAGCTCACCACTGTTGTAGGCATTTCTTGCAGACTCAGCAATTAATTTATTTGCATTATTTTCAGCAGCTGACTGGGAAAAATGGTTATAAATTTGAGCAATAGACTCCGGTGGGAAAGTATCTGTCATTACTTTCATTAAAGCTTCGCCGGGATCGTTATATATCCTTTGATTACCTAATTTAGTTAAAAGATCAGTTACTATATTTGTTATTTTACCTAACTCAACTTCTTGTTTATTTACTGTCTTAACAGTATTTACTGTTTCTTCAACTGGCTGTATTTGAACAGGTTCATCAAAAGACACTTCATACTTTTGTGCAAGTAAGGGTTTATATTTTAAAAAGTTATAAGCACCAAACACAGAAGATTTAGAGATATTGGTACCTTCCTGTCTTAAATTTTCTGCAGCTTCATTTAATATATCGCCTTTATTATTTGTCACTAAACTTTGATTATTTGGATCCTTTTTAGCTGCGTTAAATAAAGTTCGAGATTTGCTGTAAGTATTCCTGAAAAGATTTTGTTGGTCTGCCTTAGTAGTGTTGTTATAAACATAGGTACTTGATGGACTTTCAGGTAGTAATGGTAAACCACGTTGACTTAACATTAAATTTTCTATCTCATGTGGTGAGTAATAACGTGATCCATCAGGTGTTTTTAATACTTTAGATGCCGCTATAGCTCCCCTTGTATACCTATGATTTGCTTGACCAAATGTACGTTGAGAAAGTTCTAATTCAGTTTTACTAGATAAAGCATTTTCACCTGTCTTACTCAAAGCGTTAACGCCAAATTTTTTAATAATATCTGAAATCTTTTTTTCATGTACAGCTTTATTCACTACAAAACTAGAAGCTTCTTTGCTCGACATTAAGTCGGGTACGTATGGATAACCTGTGTTAATGTTAATACTGTCAGTAGGAAACTTTTGATTATATTCAGCTACTGTTTGTTGGTAAGCAGCTTCTGCCGCTTTTTGAGGATCTATACCATCTAGATTTTTTAACTTATCTAAATACGAACGTTTAAAGTAAGCTATAACAAGCCCTGTATTTGGGTGACTTGACATTTCAGGATCATATTCAACTGGTGCACCAACCAAATCCTGAATAGCTTTTAAATGCGTATCTACAATTTTATTTTTACTAAGACTATCAATATATGTGGCATCATTCATAAATTCATTCCACAGCTGTACTGGGAACTCCTCTTTTAAAACTCTAGTAGTTAACTTTTTATTATCTCTTAAAAATTCAGCATTTTCTCTAGCCTTGTCTAACTGTCTAGCTTCTAAAGTTAAATTATTTTTTATATGTTCTAATTTTGTAAATTTAACACCGGGATATGTCTCTGAAAGTATATCTATTGTTGTTTCTACATCAGTCTCATTTGGTATACCTTCACTTGTTAAAGCTACAATTGCAGATTCTTCAGCTCCTTTTACTTGTCTCTCTTTTATTTTTTCTTTTCTATCGTAATCTTCGTTACCTGCTTGTATAAATGCATCCTGTACCTCGTCAACTAACCCAGCGACCATATTATAGTTAATTCCATATTTCTTTTGATTCTCTGGATCTAGGTAAAAAGCTTGTATAGATTCTATATGTTCTGGTTCAAGTACTCTCCCTGACGCTAATCCTTTTAAATAAGTTTTTACGGCATCTTTGGCTTTAGTTCTATTTTCCCAATGTGTGTGCCCTGTGGTAAGCATTTCAAATACTTTCCTACCAACTGCTTGCTCAGAATCTTTTAGTTGCTCTGGAGTATATTTTTCAATAACTTTTCCGTCTGCACCTACTTCATTTTCTAAGGGTGAAAAAGTTCCAATAGATAAACCTACTTTATTTAACTCATCTTCTTTCATTGCTTCGTTGTATGCCTTATTTGCTCTGGCATCAAACGCCGCTTGAGATGTTTTATTCGTTTTATGAATTACATTAAAAGCATATTTATTTAAAATAGCTGGGTTTATACCATTAAAATTTTTAAAAAAATTACTTTGATAAGTTGATAGTGCTGCTGCTCTTTCAGTATTATTAGCTGCATTAACAATCTCATTAACACTGTCAGGGTTATATTTGGAGACTATATCTTGGGTATACATAATCGTATAACCCAAACGTGCAGCTGGACTTAATTTTCTATAACGTTCTTGTATATCAGCTGGCTCACCTCTTAAACGTGATTCTTTAGCAAGTTGATTAGCTGAAGCTGCTTCACTATCAGAACCAGTAAGTAATGAAGTTTCATACTCTTCATATGCTGATGCTTCATCGTCTGGAAAACCATTTTGCATATAAAACTGCATACCTTCAGCTAGCTGCCTTTCTTGTCTTTCTTTTGTTTTTGCAGCTAAAAATTGATTAAATTTACCTGATAACGCTTCAAGTTGTTTTAATTGTGCAGCAGAAGTGTTAATACGTGTTTGGTCATTCATCCGTTCGATGCTTTCAGCACGTTCAAAACCTCGATTTATACCTTGATATGACCCTTGTAATGCAGGAACGTAGTTAGAAAATTCACGGGGATTAAAACTACCTCCTCTAAATGATGTTGTCATCTTTTATTAATTCCTAATATTGAATGGTAGTGGGGTCAGTTTGTCCATATTTATTGATTTATACCCTGCACCAAATGGAGAAAAAGGTTCAGAAGCAGTGTCTGTTATCCAAGCAGGTTGATAGTTACTAAAACTTTTCTCATCAAACATGTTCAAACTGTTTTCACTTGGCAACTTATTAAGTCCTTTCACTTTTAATGAAGCACCATAGCCAGCTACAGCACCACCAATTGCTGAACTTATTAAGCCCATCATTGGTGATGTACTTTCCATTACAGGTTGTGGAGGAGCAACATCTGGTACAGGTTCAAATGCCACTTCAGAAAATAATTTGCTTCTTGCACTCTTCTGTTGTCTACTAATATCTTGTACATTTTGATTAAATGATTCAAGAGATTGAGATACAGCATAAGATTGTCTACCAGCAAACCTTTCTAATGCACCTATATCTAATGTGTTTATTCGGTTGATTGATCTACCTGTTCTTCCAGACGCAGTTAATCTTCCATGCTTTTGCATAAATTTAATTAATGCACCTTCATTAGCTTGTATTGAAGCTGCATACTGAGCATTTAAACCTTGCTGTGCTTGGTCATAACCACGTTGCGCGGCAAGATCATTTTCATTTAAATCTTTAAAATACTTATTTCGTTTGGCTCCCCAAATGCTAAGTGATTGATACCACTCTCTCTTGCGAGATTCCATTTGAGCTTTCCATTGTCTTTGTCTAGCGGTATTACGGGCTTTAGCTGCTTTCGATGCTCCGAATGCTCCTATTGCTCCTTGAGCGAATGTCCCGACTCCGACTGCTGTTGGACTGCACACGGCAAAATTCTATAAAGGGTAAGTTGTTAGGTCCATGAGATCTTTCTCCTAGAAATTGAAAATCTAAAAACCTAAGTAGTTTTAAGTGGACTGCATTTCTTTTATCAGCTATATTCCACAATTTTTTTTCTTTACGGGTGTTTAAATACCTTTTAAGTCCTCTAGAAAAAGTTAAAGGGTATTTATAAATTACATCTGTACATAACATCCATATTTGACCTGTAGGATAAATCCCTGCTACAGCAGCAATTTCACCGTAAAGCTCTATATACTTTGACTCGATATTTGCAGAAGCTAAGGGTATAGCCACCATAGGATCATGTCCATGACCCTCTGTAACTTCTTTAAAGTCAGCAGGTAATAAATTGGAGGCGACATGAATAGCCGCCTTATAGGTCAATTTTTTTAATTTGAAATTAGACAACTCTATAATTTTTATTAGTTAAGTCTCCCTCCCATGCCAATGAATATAATGTCGTTGGAGAAGGATGAGATGACGATATAGTTATAGTTACGTTTGTATTTCGATCATAGATTGGTACATTTTGGACTTTCTCAGGTAAAAAACTTATAGCATTGGCTTGAGTAGTATCAGCAGTTGTAGATTCATAAGTTTGTTCATAATCAGCTCGACCTGTTCTACTTAATTTAGTTTTAAATAAACCATTAGTACCAAAGAACACTTTAAGTCTATGCAGAATAAGAGAGTTATTTTGTTGTACACGCTGTTCATTGCCACTGGTAACTTTATAGTAAAAAGTTGGTAGCTTTACTTCCATATCAAATAGATAACCAATCTTAAACGTTTCACTTTTCCAGTCACCATCAAGCTCTAAATTACTACCATTTACCGTAGCCGCTCCATACCTAGTAATGTTATTACCAGAATCTATGTCAATAGCAACAATTTGATTTGTACTTTCAAACCCGGTTGGTTTAGCAAAAGTAGTTTTATTTGTTGTTGCATTATAGGTATTAGATGCCGTTGTCACAGAAGCTATATTGTCTAAATGAATCCTATAAATAATGTCATCATCAACAATTGTATTGGATGAAGTATCAAGTTTTAAATCAATTCTTTGCAGTTGATCTTTACTGTTGTTTCTGACTACTGCATATAAAGAATCATCTAGTACACAATGATGTTGGATAGTTCCTGTTAGCTCCCATGTAAACCATGCTTGCTGTATACGCTTCTGACCTACATCAAAATACTTATAACCATATAAGATATTTTTATTTTTCTCTCCAAACAGAATTAATCCATTCTCTCTAGAGATTGCAACCAACGTTATATTCTTATCAAATAATCTACTAACAACTTTTGATTGCTCTATTATTTGTGGCTCACCTTCTCTTTGTGCTCCAGCCATTTCCCAGAATCTGGAGTATTTACCAGCATCATCTAAGAAACCAATAGTTGTACCGAGTGAAACTGGATTACTTTTAATATTAAAATTATAAGATGATAAAGAATTTATTTTGGCTGTATTAGATGACAAGACATCACTATCTGTTGTCAACATAAACTGTTGATTTTTAGTAAATAAAATTAAACCACTATTAACTTGTATACCATCATAAACAATAGCTGGATATTCAGAACTACAAGATAAGTCAATCATATCTGAACTCGAGAATGTCACAGCAGTTTTAGCCCAGAAATTATAAAAATCTCCGGGTTGAGACATGATGACATTTTCATCACTTAAAATAACTAATCTATTTCTAAAAAATAAAAGCTTATTTATAGTGGATCCTACAAAACTTCCACGTGGATTAGTTCCATTTTCTCCAGTAGTACCAACAAGTGCATTAGTCCAAGATATCTGTTCAACTTTAAATGTGCCATCAGCTAACCTTTGTATTTGAATAGGTAATGTAGCTGCGTCATATTGAATATTTTCTCCGGGTTTTACACATTCTTCCCAAACACCTTCACCATCTCTGTCATTATGACCAAAGAATTTGACGAAATAATCATCCTCTTCTGCTGTACTGTTAGCAACTTTGACTATCATTCCGTGTTTACATTGCCGTGGTAATTCAGCAACGTCATTAACTTCTCCAGAGACAACAGTTAATAACTCACTTGCAGAAGAAGCCGCATTAAAGGAACCTGACGCTCTTGTTATATACAAACCATTACCAATAGTTTGAACATTAGCATCACTAAAATTACCTGTGGCAATAACATCTTTACGTATACCACCAAGAATTGAATCGGTAGTAACTGTTGTTTGAGTATCGAAAGCTGTTGGTGTAGGACGTATTAAACCTAAGTTTGCTTTAACAGAAGATTCACTATGATCTTTAACTGTAATTTTATACTTAGCATTCTCCATCCAGACATAGAAGAAATCACCAGTTCTCCAACCTTGTCCACCATGTAATAATTCAACTTGTGTTCTATAACGACAAGTATATTTTGGATTTCCTACATCACTTTCGGGTAAAGCTTGTCCAGTGGTATCAATTCTAAATATTAAATCTTTACGATCACTAGCACTTCCACCATTAGCTGTAACTGAATATGTATGAGCGATATTATTTTTATCGGCTGCAATTCCAGAATCACCGTTACTTATAGAAAATATACGTACAGCTACATTGGGGCACATCCCATCTTCTTGGGGATTATTTGTGTTGTAACACCAGCTTGTATAACTCCCTGTACCGGGTTCTGTTCCAGATGGTGCGAATGTTTGTCCATCACTTGTACAACTATTACCACTATCTACCTCTCTGTCTATATCTATTCTAGTGGCAGTATAAACAGTTGTTGTACTTGTACTGTCATATAAATCTACTGAATATTGTGAGGCATATGATTTTCTTTTTAATTCTAAAAATACTTCCGGTGGTCTAGCTGTTTCAACTGTACTTGTCATAGCTACAGTCTTAGTACGATTAGTTACATAAGTAATATCGTTTAAAGTTAGAGTTTGTAGCTGTTCGTCATCTGTATGAGTTAAATAATTTGTTAACGCACTTGATGTACCAGAATCATAATTGACAGTCATTGATGCACCGTCACTACAACGCCACATATTGACATCACCTGCCCTAGTGATCTGTCCTATATATTGTTCAGTTTCATCTCTGTAATAACTAAACCATCTTCCATTAGTGGAGGAGTTTAAGGCAGATGTCCCGTTATCACTTAATGAAGCTATAAATTTACTACCGGGTCTTTTTATCAATCCGAGAGTTACATCAGGCAATACATTTTTAGCTGAAGAAACTTGTCCCGGTAATTTTAAATCATCTGGTTGTTGTGAAATACCAGCGGTTAAAGTAGGTATTGTCTGAGTAACACTTGTCATTATCTATGTAAAGCGTGAAATGGCTGATAAGATTTATATGCACTTTCATGTGGCAAGCCATAGAAGCTTGCATCACTCATGTTGCATTCATATTCCATACAAGAAGCTCTAGCTTTTGCTTCTTCTATCTGTAGTTGTTGTACGAGTTGTGGGTTATTAACTAACTGAGTAGCTGCTCTTACGGCTGCAGATTTAATAATGTATCTTTGAAAGACACTTGGTAAATCTGTAAATTTATAAAGAGTAACTACATCTATAAATAGATCTTTATCAAACTCGTTTGTATGTTCAACAAGGTCATATAGTTTTCCATCTCTTGTAACAACATCCATTTGCTTATCTTGTAAACCTTCATGTAGGTCGTACCTCAAAGCATCAGTTGGTGGCAAGATATTTTTATTTGCATCAGGTGTAACTTTTACATGCTCTTCTGTATTGAAGTGCCAACCTTCATTTTGAATATCTTTATTGCACTCAGTTAGTAAGTTATATACTAAGGCTATTTCTGGATTGGCATAAGTGTTAGCTATCTCAGTCGCACTGTTAGTTACATCTGAAGTTACTGTCCCTAATGTTGTAACTGGGGACTGACCGATAGCTCCCAGTATTGAATTAACTGCGGATAGTTCGGTATCGGTATCAATAGTAGTGGGAGTCGTCATAATTTATTGCATAAAAAAAGGGGGTACAAAGACCCCCCGTATAAACACTGAATTTAGAAAGCAGCAGGTTTAGTTGTAGTACCAGCGAATAGTTCTACAGAAGCTGCAGGGTTTAGATAATCTGCACCCATAGCAAGTCTTCCAAGAATCACATCACCCTGATAGATGACTGAAACATCACCAGAGGTTACTTGTACTTGTGGACCTATTGCTTCGACAACACCAGCGGCTTCACGTTGGAAGATAAGTCCGCATGAGTTGGCGAATGAAGTTGCATTACCGTAATCGTTGTTAATACCAGTTACGGAACTGCGAGCATCTTCAGTGGCTTCTCCAACAAATGATCCTGTGTTACCGGGATCTACTGTTGCTGGGTCAGTACCAGCTGTAGGACTAGATGCTGGAGCATACTTAGTACCATACTTACTGAAGAAAGGTACATTCATAGACTTGAAGATCTTGATACCAGCTATCTCAATGATGCCGTTACCAGACTGCAAGGCTGTACCTTGTACGTCTCTATTAATGAGACCGTTTGAACCAACGTCTTGGATAAGAGCGTAGTACTGTCTTGGGTTAAGAACAGCTACTCTGCCGTCACCACTAACTCCTTTTTCATCAAGAGCTGCAGCTGCATCATAGAATGCAGTTACAAGCTTACCTGCGTTAAGAGCGTCGTCAGCATCAGAACCAGCTCCAACTTGGATCTGAGTTCCGCCGGGTTCTACGAAATTAGATTTCGTGATTGGGCTAGCTACTCTTGCACCGCGAGTTACGGCACGTAAGATTAGTCGGTCATATTTCTGAGCAAGTGCATATCCAATCTTCTTAGATATTTCTCCTCTCAACTCATAATGTGCAAGTGTCTCGTCTAGCTCATACACAAAAGCTGAACTGATAAGGAGATCATCGCATGTGATAGTCTTCTCAGCTACTGGAGGTGCTCCATCGGAGTTACCAAGTATGCTGTTTCCCGGTGTATGGAATTCAGCTTTGGTGTGTCCTGTGTAGATAAATTGTAAAGATTTCCCGTTCTTAAGGGTTCTCTTCATTACAAGGTCACGCGCAATTGACTGGTGCTCGAACCCTTTAAACATCTCTCCACTAAAAAGTTTCAAGTAAAGGGCACGGGCATCACCTGTGCTATTGGCTTGACCTGCTCGGGTCAACGACGCTGAAGCGTCTGTTTGCTGTTGAGCCATTTTTCTATATTTTTAAAAGTTTGAAGGTATAAATGATCCTTTGCGCAAATAGAATTAAACGTTTTTTGGACGTTTGTGTGGTCTATCCCACCGTCATGACGGCTAATAGGTATCCTGCGTACAGGGCTAAAAGCCAAATGAAAAGGGAGTCCGACTCTGAGGTGCTCCCTTTCCTTTTATTTTAAATATTTATTTATTACTTCTACTTGATCATGGTAACGAGCAACTTTATCAAGCTCAATACCTATTGCTTCTGTTACGTCAGAGTGCTCACCAATCCCAACAGGATTGTGTAAGTAAACCTCAACGTTTGCTAGATGTTTTGCAATCTCCCCAGAAGCATGTGCTTTAAGAGCATTTAGTAATTGTGTTCTCATTTTGTATATGTTGGTGGTAGATAACATGAGACCACTCAATACCAGCAAATAGAAATAGGACTGCAAAGCAGATTACCCAATATCCATTAACTTGTAAGAGCTTCTTCAAGAGAGTCGTATTCAACGTCCTCTTCTTTTTTCTTTTCTTCAATTTCTTCAGATTCGGGTGTTAGGCGCGTTACGAATGCGCGTGCTTGGTTTTGTTGTTGTGACATTAGAATGACCACTTAGCACCAAGCTTTGTACCCCAACCATTATCTGTGTCTTCGTCGAAAATATTAGAGAAAGCTAGCTCACCATATAGACCAAGCTTTTCCGTAGCAGCTACAGAGCCGCCCACTTTACCAGACCAATTTGAATCAGAATCAACACCATCTGCAGCATTAATTGTTTTACCGCCTTGTACATACCAGTCAAAAGAACCAAGTGTATTCTCATAACCTATGTGTAGATCTGTAGCTCTTGATGTGTAATCAGAGCCAGTATATGAAGCGTTAGTTTCTACATTTACATATGGTCTAGCCATTGCAGGTGTAGAAGCGAGAGTGGTCGCTAGGACAAGTGCAAGTTTTTTCATTTAATTTTTGTATGATTTGTAATAAGTGATGCCACGATATTTGAGTTTTTGTTCTCTTTTAAAAATCTCTTGTTCTTGAACACGAGCTTGTAATTCTATTGGAGACATAATAAACCTCAAGTACCAAGACCCCGTTCCATGCCTTGGTTTCATGCGTCCCAATGGGGGATGAACGGACGTGGACTTAGGCGATAGCAGGTGCTATCAATGCAACTTCTTGAGTTTCAGTTGAAGCTAAATCTAACGGGAAATTATGTGCATTTCTTTCATGCATAACTTCCATACCGAGATCAGCTCTGTTTAATACGTCAGCCCAAGTTGGGATAACGGCTCCATTTGCAGCATTAACGGACTGATTAAAATTGAATCCGTTAAGATTAAATGCCATCGTAGAAACTCCCATGGAGGTAATCCAGATGCAAGTGACTGGCCAAGCAGCAAGAAAGAAATGAAGAGCCCGACTATTATTGAAAGAAGCATATTGGAAAATCAAACGTCCAAAGTATCCGTGAGCGGCAACAATGTTGTATGTCTCACCTTCTTGTCCAAATTTATATCCGTAGTTCTGGGACACGTCTTCAGCTGTTTCTCTAACAAGTGAGGAAGTAACAAGACTTCCGTGCATAGCAGCGAATAAAGCTCCACCGAATACCCCTGCAACACCGAGCATATGGAACGGATGCATAAGGATATTGTGTTCGGCTTGGAAAACGAACATGAAATTGAAAGTGCCAGAAATACCAAGAGGCATACCATCACTAAAACTCCCTTGACCGAATGGGTACACAAGGAAGACTGCAAAAGCTGCAGCTACTGGTGCGGAATAAGCAACACATATCCATGGTCTCATTCCTAATCTGTAACTAAGTTCCCATTGTCGTCCCAAGTAAGCTGAGATACCAATGAGGAAGTGGAAGACGATGAGTTGATATGGTCCACCATTGTAGAGCCATTCATCAATGTTTGCCGCTTCCCAGATGGGGTAGAAGTGTAGCCCGATAGCATTGGAGCTCGGGACAATGGCTCCTGAGATGATGTTGTTTCCATAAAGCAATGAGCCAGCTACTGGTTCGCGAATGCCGTCAATATCGACGGGGGGTGCAGCAACAAACGCAATAAGAAAGCAGGTCACTGCAGTTAAAAGTGCAGGGATCATAAGCACACCAAACCACCCCACATAGAGGCGGTTGTTTGTGCTAGTAACCCAGTCACAAAAGCTATTCCAATTTGACGGTTTAGTTAATGTGGCTGTTGTCATTTAAATAATTCCGGGGATAATTTGTCCAGTTGTTAAATACGCACCAAGAGCTGCGACAACGCCTAGCATTGCTACACGTCCATTTAGCTCTTCTGCATTACGCATTAAATAATTTTGTTCTTCGTTATTCATAATTCTAATAGGTGGTTCTAAGGCGATTACTTCTGTATCGTTCATGTATTTAAAAGTAGTGGACGGCGGCGAGGATGATAGGTCAGGTCGCCACGTCTCATTACTTTTTCTTTGTTGTTTTTTTAACTGGAGGTCTACCGACCTTGGTTCCGTAAGTTCCTTTTCCTTTTGGCATGATTAAAAATTAATGTTTGAACGTTCTAGTTTTTCAATTAAATCTGCACGATATGCAGGGTCTCTATCGTAAGCAGGATCACTCATTGCTTTAACTACTTCAGCTTGACTTCTGAAAACATCACGACTTGATGAGGCTGCTTTTCCAGTAAGGGTTGTACCCTCAGTTCCGTAGTTATTTTCGTATTGTGCTTTAAGTCCAGATACAGCTAATTTAATTAGCTCTACATCCCCTGTGTTAACAGCATTATCAAATGCAGTTACTTGATTCTCAGCTAAATTATTTGCAGCCCAAGAAATAATATCGTTATAATTTTTCTCGCCACCAACTGAGTTCTTAATTGTATTTATGTCAGTATCAGTTAAATCTGAAACCTCTATATCTCCTGAGTTCTCAGTTGGAGCTGGTTGATTATTTTGAAGTTCTACATAAGCTTCTACTAAATCTTTACTACTAAGACTGGAAAACTTTTCAATAGTTTCTGCGCTTAATGAGTTCTTATTATCGTAATACTCTTTAGATGCTTCATTAATTAAATCAATAGCTGGAGTGGATTTAATCTCAGGTTCTTCTGTTTCTGCTTCAGTTTCTTCAGTTTCTTTCTCAGAAGATTTTTCTCCTAATTTTTTCTGAAGTTCAATATGTGCTTTTTCAAGTTCTTGAGCATTCTTGTATTTACCAGCTAGAAGTCCTTCTTGTTCTTCTACTAATGCTTCTCCTACTTTTAAAGATTCTTGTTCAGCTTCAGTTAAATTATCTTCTCTTGTAACGGTATCGCTACCAGCATCATATGTAAGTGTTTCTGCCATAGTTATTCTTCGGGTGGTTCTTCAATACTTAGGTTTTCTTGTAAGTTTGGATTTTTAGATGGATCCATTATTGGTGCACTTGCTAATTGACCAGCTTGTGCAGTTAAGGCTTGCTCATTAGCAGCTTGTTGTTCAGCTGCAGCTTCCTCTTGCAATTGTTGTTCAGTTTTAACAAGATTCAATATGTCTATACCTTGTGAAGCAGCTAATCTTTTTATTACCTCTAAAGGATTAACAAATGATTGCAACGCATCTGCACCCATTGTTTGACCAATGGTTGTAATAAAGGCAGTTAGACTTTCTCTATCTTGTCCTCGTCCTAATGCATTAATACCAGCAACTATTTGTGGACGTACTAAATCTTTAGGAATACTTGGTATCTCCTTATTACGTTGTAAAACTAATAAAGTTCTATTTAAATAAGGTATTAGGAATGTCACAGTAAGCAATGAAAATATTCCACCTAATTGCTGTTCGATTTCTAATTGTGTAAGTCGTACCTCTTCTGCAGTAGTTCGTTCACTTTGACGAATATTTAACTGCATAAATGCTTCAGCTATTCTTCGTTCAAGTTGTCCAACCATTGTGGCGGCTGTAGAAAAATCTGCTGTTTTCCCTACTTGAATTACTGCTATGTCCTCTGGTCTTCCCTGAACAATAGCTCCAGATCCAGCATCTGCAATGGTTTTTGGCTTTGTAGTAGAAGATGGGCTAACTAGAAAAATTACTTTCGAGGCTGCTGCCGCTCCTTCAACAAGAGCTTGACTTAAACCTTCAAGTGATTTTAAATCGCCAATAAATTCTTCTACGCGACCTCTACCATAAGCTTCTGAATCAACCGTATTAAATCGGAGAACGAGCCAAGGACTTGCATTCTTTGGTGCGGTGCTACGACTATCAGGAATGATCATGTCATCACATTCTTGATGCCAAACCCAACGACCACTTTTACTGTCAAGTCTGACGTGAGTGTATACTTCTGCGTCGTCTCCATCTGAACCTGTCTTACCAGCAACGACTGATTGCTGATGTGGTTTAGGCGGTTCAATACCTAATACCTTGCGACTGATAATTTCTTTCGTAACTATTTCGAGTACATTACCATTACCATCACGATCTACAACATACCTATTTAATGGATAGTTTTTTAAACCATCCTTACTCATAAAGACTAATGAGTTACCACCAACAATTAAATGTTTAATAGCTTCATGCAAAATAATACGATCATTAGATGCAGCTATATATTCCATTACCATCCTTTCCATTTTTGCGAAGGATAGTTCTAAATCTGTTTTAACTTCTGGGGGTATATCTTCACCTAGCTTGTCATCTCTAATTTGAAATTTAAAGAATGTAGATTGTGGCGGTAAAAGAGCAAGTACTAATTTACTCGCTAAACTAACTACCGCTTTAGATCCAACTGACTGCCAAGGTTGCTTTAATCTTTTATGGTTTGGATTTGTTGTTAAGTCATCTGTAATTAAGTAAGGCAATGTAAGTTCAGAACATTCAACTGCTGTATCTAAAAATTGATGTCGATCACTAGCAAGTCGATTGTATCTTTCTTTAGCCTTCATTTATTCCTCCACTTGTAGGCACGTTTACGTTTGTCTTAAGTGGAATTCTTAGTTGAGATATGCCTGTTTGTTGACTTCTTTTCCTTTTAGCTCGCCTTACTTGTGGATTAACTCCTTCATCTAAAGGCTTTGCTTCGGGTAATGGTGGTGGTGGTACTGGAGGTGCAGGTGGTGGTGGTGGTAAAGGTGTAGTTGGCATTAACTGACTACTTCTTGCTCCTAAACACATTAGTTTTATTCCTCTTGTATTTGTTTGATGTATTCAATAACACTGGCTTGACCAGCTCTGTACATAATTTGCTCAATACTGTCGGATGGAACTATAGGTTTTTGGGAAAACATTTGATCTAACTTATCTACAAGTTGATCTAGTTTTTCGCTATGTAGCCTAAGAGTATTGAGGTAGGTTGGTGTTTGCATGTTCGAAAAATGCTGGCATTCGTGCTCGCTTAGTCTCAGAAAACTCAGGTGCTTTACCTTCGTACATCAAGCGATCACTTGCATCCAACCAAAATTTTTTGTCTAAATATCTATCAGTTGGATTAGTTTTTAAGGGTTGTAATATCCAATTAATGGTGGCTTTCCTAAGTTTGTCCAAAGAAGAGCTAGGGGATAAACCCAACTCAGCACAAACAAGACTATTAGTCGCCACGTGTATTTGTTCATCTCTGGAAATATCAGCTGATACCGTTCTGAGACCAGCATCGCCATTAAACCTAAAGAAAGGTAAAAGTACAAAGAATATTGCACGTTCTGCTACCAAAGCTTTTGTAATTGTGTGATCAGGGTGCGCTTCCCACGCATCCCTTAAACGAAAAGCCTCCTGTTCAGACTTTTCATCAACGCCTATAGCGTTTGTTATATAGCCAAGGGCAAGATCATGCTTAATCTCATCCTTAACGTTGGACTCTAAAAGTGTTCTGGCAGATTCGGGAACCTTTTTATCAAGTGCCTCTGCAATAAACTCGCCAACTGGTAACTCCATGTGGCGTATTGCAAGAGCACGGTAGATGGTTTCTTCGGCTCCACTTTTAAGGTTTCCAGCTGTAGTTTGTACAGGTGTCCATGTCCGCTTACGGCTAAGTAATTTTTCATATGGGTTCATTCTTGACAATCGCATGTAACGGGTTCGTTGTTTAATATTCCCGCTAAGTAATCTTCGACTTCATTCTCATCTAATGCTGCATATGCACTGGACTTATCTTGAACGTCTCCCATTACTTGTAGAGAATAATAAAGAGAAGTTTGGGGGCTATCAAGCCACTCTTCCACGAACGCATTGTCGTAGGTTACAACGTCACTCCAAGAGTTAAAGCTATATCCATGAAGAAGCCCTGTGTGATTTAGCATTGCTACGATCATGTCGGCTACTTTTTTATAAGCATCCCAACCTACTTCACTTGCAATTTCTACATCACCATAATCGTAATGTTGTACACCAAAAGTTCCACTGTCTCTATCTATAGAGGTTGCTATCGGTGGAGCAATTTCTGGTGCACATGTATATCCCTCTCTATCTTTACTTCTATATGAACATGATGCAGTAGGAGCTATTGCAAATGCTCTAGCCATATTATGTTCACGTGCTATGTCTGCTGCACCTTGGACTGCTTTATAAAATTCTGTAGCAATAAGACCAGCTTTTCCAAGTCCCGGGATACCGTCCAAGGTAGCTTCTAGTGCATCACCAAATTGTTTATATGTAACGTTTTCTTGTCGTAGGAAATTTGCTAATCCAAGCAATCCAAGTCCGACTTGCCTATCCGTCTTCGGGGATAAGTATTCCCCTGAGCTATCCACGCCTGTTCTGCTATGTAGTTCGCACAAGCTGGACATGCCTTCACGGAAAGCACTGCGGAGGTCTCCGATTTTACAGGCACCAATATTGCAGTGCTGGAGCAAGCAAGTTCCGCGTGAGGGCAGATATACTTCGAGACATACGTTACCTCTGATACGTTTTCCATTTTTATCGTGTTTTATTTTGTTAAGCCAAATGTCTCCACTTTTAATTCCGTGGAGGATGGCTGATTTAGTTTCTGTAGTTGCTTCTTGCCAGCTCCTTTTATCAAGGTTGACGCAGCGTTTAACCCAAGGAAGTTCACTACGATTGGTCGTAACGAAATCCATAATATCGGGATGTGTAATATCAAGATGAAGGACACAAGCACCGTTTTTGTAGTGCCCTCCACGGCGAATAATTTCATTTAATGTACTGTAAATTTTTCCGAACGAGACAGGTCCGCTCGCTGTAAGACCTTTTCCATTTTCTGTTCCTTTTGGACGCAGTTTAGAAAGGTGTACAGCAACTCCGGCTCCGTATCGCAAAGCGTGTGAAACGAATCTCCAACTTGCTTCAATTCCATTTGGTCCCTCCATAGAGTCTTCTACAACGAAGACTGTGCATGACACAGGAAGACGTGATTCTGGATCGTCAATCCAGTTTTGAACTCTTCCAGTTCGCGATATAAAATTGCTCATTAGACAAGATCAGTAAGTGTTGGTGGTTTGTAATTTTTGCCTTTTAAAACTTTTCCGTCTTCTCTGTAAACAGGCTTTCCATCCTTTCCCAGTTTCGACATATTACTTTCATGGACTCGACTTAAGGCTTCGTCAAGATCCCAATTTTCATTAGCTGCAAATTGATAACAGACATAAACAAGATCAGCTAATTCTTTTAAAGCTTCAGCATGTAATGGCTTGCTATCTCTAAAAAGTAAATCTTCAGCTTCTAAAAATTCTTTGAACTCTTCAACGATCAAAGATTTCTGCATCGTACGAGTATCCTTCGTCTTTGAGTTTGTCACTCGGAAGGATTCTCGGAACTCTTTGGCTTGTTCTAAATTCGACTTCATTCTCTAGGTAATGGATGGCTTTTTGTAAATCTTCTATATCGTTATCTTTATATCCAACTCGGCATACATATTTAATGACGTTCCCAAGATGAAAATTTAATTCTTGATCACGAATAAAATCCCAGACTTGGATGGATCCACGTTTGTAATATTTACCCCCTCTTTCATTGGTGGTGTTGGCCATTTTTGTAATAAATTTTGTAGACAGTTTTGTAAAGTAAAACTTTGTTTTTGTAGAGCAAGGAAAACAGTAACAATATCTTCCTTGCTTGTTTCTTTTTTATTGAGTGCAATTTCTAATTGCCTCATCTTAAAATCTTGTTCAGTTGTTAACTTGGTAATTGGGGCAGGGATCCCAGAGTATTGGTTCTTGTTTGTCGAAGTCATAATCTTCAGCGGTAAGTATTTTGGCAAGGCGTGCATTTTGTAATGCAATATCTTCTCCTAAGTCTTTATCTGCAAATGCATCTACTAAAGTTTTCCAACTCCAACCATTAGCTTCAAATAATTGAGTTGCTTTTTTAATTCCAACACCGGGTATACCTGCATAACCATCTGTATTATCTCCAGCAGCACTTTGCGTTAGATGCCATTTTTCACCCTCAGATTTAGTGATTGTGAAAACATCTTCAAAGTTATATAACTGACCGGGTATTTGTTTCATGTCTTTATCTGGACTAACAATAATGTTGCCCGGATATTTGGTTGCATATACACCCATTGAATCGTCTGCTTCTAATCCATCTTTAATTATTACTCTGTACTCTGTTTTTAATTTCTCTATTACACGTTTATATCCACATGGCTTTTTTCTATTTCGATGACCTTTATAATCAGGGTAAATTTTTTTCCTAAAATTATTAGGGCTACTAAAAAATAATATAAGCTCATCAAATGATCCAAAGACTTTTTCAATCTTTGCTAATTCTCTTTTAACGCACGCATAAGCTTCACTAAAATTTGAAGTGACAACTATTACATCGTCACCAAAATCCATTTCTGTTTCAGAAGCTGCGCAACATTTATATACCGTAAAATCGGCATCTATTAATAATTTCATAGTTAATGTACGTCAGCCCACGTATGTCCGTTCTTTGCTTCTGCTTCTATAGGACAACGTAAGTTGTAATATTCACCAGCTTGTGTAGCAGAAAGACACAATAAAAATTGGAGGTCTACTATGTCTTCTGCAGCACATTCATACTGCAATTCATCGTGAATAAATGCAAGTTGATGAGCTGATTTTGGTAGGTGTTGATTAGCTATATATAGCCAACGCTTTGCGATAATTCCAGCCGATCCTTGAAGCAAATAATTTAAACTTTTATGAGTACTATCGACTAAGATTTTACGTCCGTCTATAGCTCGTATATAGCCTCTCTGACCTGCCTTTTTAATCGCCTTAAGAAGTTCCGATAATCCGTCAATAGCATCGACATAGGCTTTACGTACCTCCTTACCTTTTTCTTTAGCATCTTTTTCGGATAATGTTTTATCGACTGATAGACCTATTTTTTGGTCTCCAGCCCCATACAAGAAGGCATAAGTAACTGTTTTAACTTGTCTTCGGGTAATCCCAATTTTGTCAGCATTTTGTTGGTGTATGTCTCCGTTGACCAATACATCCGCATATTTCCCGTCATCATATCTGCCCAAATAGTGAGCAAGCATACGTAACTCAATACCGCTAAGGTCAGCACCAACCATTCGTAAATTTGGACTAGCAGTAAATAAACGTCTGAATCTCTCATCACTAGGTACCTGAGCAAGGTTTGGATTTCGATGGCTTGCGCGATGTGTGGCACATCCAACTGAACAATGGTGGTGAATTCTACTAGATGTCGTACATAGCTTCTGCCATGCGTTCACGCCTTCGGATATCATCCCAAGCTGCTTCGTCAGATCCAAGAGTCTCGCAAAATTCAGAGCTATATCCGTCCCAAATTCTTTGAGTGTAATTTCGTTGATTACTGGTTTTCCGGTAGCCGTCATTGATGACGGTACCCATCCGTAATGTGTTTTGAGAATCCATGCAATGTGATCCCGTGAGGTGGGATTAAAATCTTTTAATCGGGTGAATGTGGCGTTCTTGATGTATCCACTGGTTTTGTTGTCTCTTCGAGGAGTAAATTCGTGTCCTTTAACGAAAGGGTGCCTGTCTCGAAGTAATTGAGTAGTTTCTTCCAGCTCTCGTCTGAGAGTTGATTCAAGTTCCCGTGCAGCTTTTTCATCAAAGTACCATCCATGAATTTCTTGTTGTAAAAGTATTTTTGCGACTTCATGCTCTAGCGAGCACCAGTCAGGTAAGGGTGGAAGTGCTTGCATAATTTTGTTGTTATTCGTACGTCTTGCTCGCAATAATCTTGCATCTCTTGACTCCACTCTTTCCAGTCAGTTGTTTTAGAAAAATTTCCTTTATATTCGCCTAAACGATAACCGTATGACTCCAAGCTATGCCGTCCATACTGTTGTAAAGGCATAAATTTCCAATTATGTTTATCATCTATATCTCTTATATTGGGATGAAATAGACGTGATAAAAGTAGAGTGTCTATTATCTGGGCTGCAGGTTTGAACCAATCATAAATAGACTGTGCAACTGGTATATCAAAATCAATAACGTTATGACCAGCAATACTATCGGCAAGCATTAAATTTTGTAAGCCTGTATGTATTGGATAGTGATTATCTTTCTCGTTGTTATACGTTTCGTATTGATCAGTTTCAGTGTCGTAAGTAACTAAACAATGAATACGATCTGCTATACCTCTTAACCCATTTGTTTCTAAATCAAATATCAACATTATTTACTCCACTTGTAGGTTTTATCTACAAATGCAGCTCGTTGTACTTGATCTTTTGTAGGTGGGTTTGGTTTTTTTAATTTATCTTTTTCAAAAGCTTTATACCAAGGATGTACATAATGCTCAAAAATCGCAGGGCGATTCGACGGCATTGAAAATTGTGTGTCCCGCAGTTTCATCTTCTTCAAATCGACAAGTTTGTAAGTTATAAGTTAGGTTTGCAGCTATGCCTGTCTCGCCAGAATATCTATTCTTAAGGACTCGCAAAGTCGTAGAGCTTCCCACTTGGTTGGACTGCTGATTTCGTTCGAGCGCAAGCAAATTATCGCTGATTTGAGATATCGAAGCAGATCCTCTGAGTTGCCCGAGTGTAACTCTTGCTCCTTCTTCATGATTTTTATCAGTTTGTGTTCTTCTTAAATGACTAACTAAGAAAAGGTGTATACCTGTTCGCTCAACTAAGCTTCTAAGCTTTGTCATTGTTTGGTCAATCATGCGACGTTCATCGCCATCTAATCCAGACAATAATATTGATAGGTGATCTAAAAAGATAACACGACATTCCAATCCACAGGCAAGGTATTCGATACGCGAATAAATGAGGTCGCTTTCATAAGAACCAAAGCCATCAAAGAGAAATAAATTCCAATTAGCAATCGTGCTTCTATAAGCTTCCTCGAGTTCTGATTTTTCATGGGTTCCAAGATGTAATGCTTTACCAACCGCTGTGGACATTAATCCAAGGGCTGTGCGTCTATTTGATTCTTCAAGTGCCAAATAGCCAACCCGTTCTCCCCTTGAGAGAAGGTGAGTTGCAAGCTGCCTACAGTAGGACGATTTTCCAATACCAGTACCCGCAGTAATTGTCGTAAGCTCTCCGTATCTGATCCCGTGTGTTTTATCTTGTAATCCTTTAAATGGGTACTCATGGTCGCATGGGGGTTCTGGTTTAGTAACTATCTCTAATAAATCTTTTGCTTCTACTATTCCGTCAGGTCTGTATGGTTTTGCATCCCATATAGCTCTTCTTACTAAATCTTGTTGCCCAGCGGATAATGCTTCTGAAGCGTCCTTGTAATTTTCTAACCTAGCTATAGTAACTTTGCCCGGTGGTAGTACTGAAGCACATTCCTCTGTTGCTTTTCTGCCTGCCTCATCATTATCAAAAAATAAACAAATCTCAGCATAACCTTGTAAAAATGGTAGTGCTTTTTGTATATCTTTTTTACCTCCTGCAGCTCCGTGAGCAAGGCTAACCATTGGCCAACCTGACATAACTTCATAACAGCTAGCAGCGTCTAATTCACCCTCAGTAACGACAACACGTTTACCAATAGTAGGGAATAAATGCTGACCAAATAAAGTGTCAGTGGAAACTCCTTCATAATAAAAATCCTTTTGCTTAGTCTTTACTTTGACTCCTTGAAGTATTCCATCGCCGCTGTAATAATGGAAGAGTAGTTGTGAGTCGTCTCTGTATATTTTGTAGAGTTCGTTTGTTTTGACCGATAATCCTCGTTTTCTGAGTTCAACGGCATATCCTCGTAGTTGTACATGGGTGGTCATTTGTTGATTGTGAAGTATTGGTTCGCCATCACCGTGTATATAGTTTTGGCAAACAAAACAAAATGTATGTCCATCCGAATAGAGAGAGTTCCCATCGGATGAACCACAGTTATTGCAAGGCTCATGCCTTACGAATTCGCTAGTTATATCAGCCATTCCATTGGTATGTCATGCCAAGATGTCCATGGGATTTCATGTTTCTCACACCATTTGGCATAGGTAGTTTTAGATTTTTTAGAAATTTTATTAAAAGGATTTTGAAATATCATTCTCAGATCTATATAAGGATTATCCTCTTTTACCTTTTTTATTTTGCGGCGGTCTGCAGGAGACCACCATCCTTTAGTCTCTAGATATATCCCGTTAGGTAGTAGAAAGTCAGGTGTATAATTATGTTCAATTGTATAAGCAATTTGAGTTGGTTCATAATCATAGTCAATGCCTAATCCAACTAATAAATCTGCGACGTTCTCTTCTAATTTTGAACGAAACCCCATTAGAATTCATCGTCAACTTGCACTGATGATGGAGCTGCATCAACTACTACATTAGGTTCGCTAGCTTTAAATCCTGAGCATGTGCCAAATATTTCAGCGGCTTCAGTTTCATTTAGATCTCCACTGTCAACACCTGCACCACCTTTAACGGAGACAACTTGTATACAAGATAGCTTTAAACTTGTGCCATATGTAGACCCGTCCTTGAGTATGTATGGCTTCTGTATAAAGCCAAGCTTTACCTTCGAGCCTTCATATACTGGGGTATCTAAATCAGTTACTGGAGTCCCTTCTGTGTCTACTACAGGGGGTTTTTTATCTTCTTTCCAGCTAAACTTAAGTAGATATTTTCCTTTAGCTACCTCTTCCCATGGCTCAGGTTTTGCTACGGATCTTTTTGGATTCTTTAATTTAGAAGTAGCCCAGTTAAGGCAGCCTTCTCTCTCTTCTTCTAAAACATTTATTAAATCCTCACCGACGACTGCTTTTAAACTATATCCAAATTTACTTGGCTTAAGTACTGCTTGAAATCCTTCAAGTGTTACAGGTTCAGCGGTGGTGTGAATTGCTCTAGTCATTAACAAAAAAAATAGGGTGAATCAATTACGGCATCTGATGTCAGATCACCGATAATTGGCGGTTTAGTTTCAGCATTAATCTGTTTAGCAAAAGTTAGTAATGGCTCTTGCTCAAATAAATGCTTATATATTTCTCGTACGACAAGGGATATTTCATCCATGTCAGTCGCACGACACAGTACGGAGTCGTGTATTAAAGCTATAGGGTTATTAAATTTTAAAGTGCTTAAACAAAGTAAAGAGGCATCTAGTGAATGAATTAAGTTAGGTGCCGTAGCAGCCTTATGTCTAGCTATATCTGGTTTATCTTTATCACCTGTGGCTACGTATAACTCACAAGCTCCAAGCAGATGTAGTTGTAAACGTTGTACTTCTTTCTTCATTAATTTTTGACGAACAACAAATCCTGATGGTGTTGTCCATTCAATTTCCTTTTCTCCTCGTTTAATAGCTTTTGATATTTCTAACTCGATCCACTTCATTACTTGCATAGCCCCGGGAACGACCTTGTTCATGGCATCCCTGACAGCTACTACAATCTCCGTTAATTCATCTTTATCTAATTCTATATTATCTTCTTTAAATGCTTGCTTTATGTAAGCTCTATTTGAAAAAGGTTTTGCATTATAAGGAATAGTCATAACTGTTCTCTTAGTCTTTTTCCTATTCCAGATATGACGATATCTCTCAGGTATATTTGGCTTTGATAATTCAGCTACTACTTTATAGGCATCTTGTGGTTTATCTGATTTTGTAACGTTGACTAATTTAGCAGTACTTGCATCTTGAGCTAACAAAGCAAGTAACTGTAATCCTGAGCAAGTAGCATCAATAGCTACAGGCAAACAAGTAGTTGAACGAGTTTTCTTAAGACACACATGATAATATTCTTCACATGCTGCTAAGAATTGGAACGGCTCTTCCGCTACTTCCCAGTCACCTATATTTTCTATTGGATCTACTGCTACACGTTTAATAAGATCAAGATTTTCATCTATCCATTTCTGTCTATCTTCATAAGTATCTTTATCTAATCCATATGTTGTTGCTATTTGAAACCTTAAAAAATATTCTCCTCTTTCTGTAATTGGTACAGCATCTGCAAAAACAAGTAAGCTTTTACCCCAGTCTGTATCTTGTGGTGTTAAGACTGATGGAATGGGATAAATGCGACCTCGGTAATCGTATGAAAAAGGTATGAAAAATTTCTTTTTATCCTTAAATCTATTTATTGCCTCCATTGTCATACGTGTTCGACAAGATTTCTTAAACTCTTGTGCGTTACGATTGTTTACTTCAGCAGCATCTCTTCTATATTTGTGTCTTGCTTCTTCGTTAGTTGCTATATCAACAGGTTTTGGTGGTAACTCATGGTTAACAATCGGTAGGAATTTTCCAACAGGTCTTTGTAGTCTGTCTAATTCCTCAGATACCTTGACAATACAGGGGTTTAGCTTAAACGCTACCTTTTGAACTTTATTAATAAATTCATAGGTTTGTTTTCCCTGTATAAACCCCTGATTAGAGCGTCGAACAAAGTCATGGGCATGCATTAGCTCATTTAAAATGTATCCACCTTGCTTATCCGGCTCCCAGTCATTCGGCTCAACTAACATTGGCCAAGCACATGGACTAAATAATTCAGCTTCAGCCATAATCTGATCTTTAATTGCTAAGAATTGATCAGTGGGTGTAATTTTTAAAGTCTGTTTACGTCCCTGCCTTATATATGTTTTTTCAAACCAACCACTTACTGATAATAAACACTCTAATAACCATGTACCTAAACGAACTCTTAAGGCATTACCCCAGGATTTCCAAGGTTTAACCTCATATCTATTCATTAAGGTTTGGATATTCTTAACTTTCCATGCCGTCCCTGTGGATTTATGCCAATAATTATCTTGTAAAACTTTTAATAAACCGGGTGCGTGTTCTACATAGTGTCTCATTTGACATTCATCTTCTAAGGCATTACCAATAGCTTTAGTTATGTAAGTTGCATAATCTTGTTTAGGTTTGGTACTAAATATGTGATCGAAACTAATTTTGCAAGTTATTGTTGCAGCAGCTAAAGGTTCTACATCAATAAGATATTGTTTAATATCTGCAAAATGTGTACCTGCTTTTCCTTTTCTAATTCTTAAATAAGTATTTTCTATTTTGTTTACAAGTAAAGGTAAAAGAGTATCCATACTTGATACCCCATAAACAGTCGCAGAAGCATAACTTTTATCTTCTAAATTCTTAGTGTTATCTTTTAATCGTTTTAATCCACAAGCAATTGCTTCTCTTTCAAATGCAATTTGCTCTACAATGTCTGGAAAATGTGTCATTAAATGTGCACCGCATTTTTATCTCCGCATATACATGCGCGTACAGGTTCATAAATAAAAGAGGGTCAGGGATTTAACCCCGACCCGTGCACTTGAGTATATTGGTTCTAACTAGATTTTAAGTCTGGTGCGTCTACCAATTCCGCCATACTCCCAGTCATACCAACGGATCTCAAGGACATTTGTTACCTTTTTTATGATCCATGTGATATTTTTCATCGTATCAGAGAGTTATGGGAATGGGTACGCACGTCACCAGATAAATAAAATCTAGTAAAAACTTTTACCCAAGTGGGAGTGCCAACGTTGATTTGATCTGATCAAAACCAGACTCACGTTGAGCTTGTGCTAATGCAAGAATTGCTTCTCTTTTAGCTTGATTTGTTGCCCTTGCATATCTAAGTGTCACGTCCATGGTGGAGTGATCACATAAATCTTGAACAGTTACTAATGGAATACCTTGTTCAATTAGTGTTGTACAAAATGTATGCCTTAAATATTTAATAGGGTACGCTTTCTCAGGTACTGCATATTCAGCCACTGCAGTAAATGCACGGCTAATTTCATACCTAGAAGACCAATCATCTCCAAATAACTTTTTATTATTTGGTTGATTTAATGACCTATTTTGTAAGAGTTGATAAATAGGTGAATTAGGTGCAATTGGTACACCCCCAGCACCTTGCCCCTTAGATATGAAGTCTTTACGACCACCGATTTTCAAGAAATGATTGTGAAAATCAACGTCTTTTACTTCTATTTGTAGGAACTCACCAAGTCTCATACCAGTTGAACTTTGTACGATAATCGCATCAGCTAACTTTGGCTTGTTGAAATCATTCAATGCCGAATTAACTAAGCGAGTTACCTCGTCCATGGTATAAACCTTGACGTGCTGCTTAGGTACTTTTAACCTCAAACCTTTAAATGAAGGTAAGGTATGTGTTATTACTCCTGAGTCAAAACAATAATTAAGTACTGTTGATACTGCAGAAATAATTTTATTGATCGTGGCTGGAGCTTTATGCTCATGAGTCATTGCAGAAATAATTTTATGCATGACTGTTCGATCCAGTTGAGTTACTGGAAATGACTTACCAATAATGCGTGATACATGTTCGCAGTTAAATAGCTGCGCACGTGCTCCATTACCAGTAATCCATTGATAACGATTGGATGCTGTGTATTTAACACATTGCCCCCACGTTTTAAGTTTCGTCATAAAGAATACGTTTAATACGAGCTACTAAAACTTCTCCTTTTTTTGTAAGACGGAGTTGAAGTCTTCTTCGATTACATGGGTCTGCCTCCTTAATTATTAATCCGAGTCCTTGTTTCCCTACCCAATGCTTATGGGATAACCAGTCAGTGCATCGACTGGCAGCAGCAGTTGATAAGCCGAGTCCTTCATTAGGATCTTCGAGTGCTTGTTTATGACAATCTTTGTGACTAGCAATATATAGCAACGTACTTAATAACTGCGCTGGCATCTCCCTGTCATATTCACGCAGGATATTTATAACTTCGTAAAGTTTAAATATCTTTTGATCCGTCAGGGTCTTGCGGTAAGGATCCATCGTCATCGTTGGGGCAAGTGTATTCTATACGTAAATTACCTAAGTGGATAGATAAGTCACAATATTTAGTATCATCTACACCCATGTAAAAGGTTCCGGCTGAAAATAACTGCATGTGTATGTGGATTGTTTGTGTTATTTATACCTAGATCTTATTACTTAACAACTTCATAAATATTGTATTGTAAATTCTGGTTAAGTGTTTTTACAGTTTTTCTGTAAATCATGTAAATACATAGTTACAGCTTTAATTGTTAAATCATTAATCGTCATATCCTGCTCGGCAGCAGCGATTTTGATTTTTTTATGTAGCCAATCTTCTAAATTGACTGTCATCCTTTTTACCAAAAATTGATACCTATTTATATGAAATATACATCATGGTGTACTTGATCTTTTATAATATCAAGCAAAATTGTCTTTTGAGGATGATTTGTGATTTCTGATACTAAACGTTGTATCAGTTTCTCTTTAGTTTTTTTATTCATTTGTGAAAAATCCTCCTGCTTGTAAGCCTTGTACTATTTCGTGATTGCATACAACAATTTCTAAATCAGGTTCTGTTACTAGTTTCCTAAATTTTTTAATCGCTGCGTCCTTACGTTTATATGAATATTCTTTTACTTTCTTTGTTTCAATGTTCTTAGTCCTGATAAGACACTCAACTTGTCTGGGTAATTCCCATCCAAAGACTCTGAGATTCATAAAAAGTTCAAACTCAATTGGATCGAACTTGTCTGAAGGGGCATCGGAGTATACCTGCCATTTATTGGGGTAATACTTTTTAGTTTTTTTCATGTGGAAATACGTCTACAAGTTTTGCATTAAGTTTGTTGGCTAAATCGGCTGCGCTATATGCTGCGTCCATGTCGTCCTCAGCTAGCACAAAAGTCTCCCCATGTTTATCAATTAGCACGCGATATTCTCGACGGATATTACCGTCAGAATTTTTTGTTAGAGGCATAATTGTTAATGACTTTGTGAAAGTTTTTTAATTAATTGTTTCGTTCTTTTCTTTGATTGTTTTAGAGCTACTGGGTTGCGCTTTGATTTGTCTTTGCGCCTTACGTCCCCTTGTGCGTGTTTTAGTTGCCTTATACTGTCCATCTTTAACTTTCCTTAATAACTCTGTGTATTGTTCTGTCCATTCATGTTCTGGAAAATGATATAACCAACACGAAATGGCATTTTCTAGTAGCCATTCATCTGACTTGTTTACTACGGGCATAATATTCATTTAGTAATTTATCTTTTAAATGCTCCACGTCCTTGTGTAATAACGTGCAGTTTTTAGGACGGTGGTGTATGAAGTCAAAGCGTCCTATTAAATGTAGTAATTCTTCTTTGTTTAGTTGCATAACCTCCGTGAGATAAAGGAAAAGAAGAGGGAGAGTCCCTCATTTAGCCCACCAAAAAGGAAGGGCTAAAAGAGAAAATCATTCAGCAATAATCCATTGGTTCTTATCAACCCATGTTTCATTGCCATCTACACAATGCCGACAGAGAACGGCTGTCCATGAAAAGTGATAAGCTCTCCAGCTATCACCGCAATGTGGACACTTAATTAGTTTTCCTTCTCTGCCTGCTTTTGTATATCTATCAACGAATTTAATTCTCTCTTGTTCTGTTATAACAAGAGTCATATTGTACCTTCTAATAAGTCAACACATTCCCAGTATGATTGTGAAAGATAAGGTACTTTGTTTATTCTTTCTAGTAATAAATTCCTTATCTCATTATCAAGTATTTGTCTGCGTCCATGCTGACTATTATTAGTGGTCTGAATAAGCGCGTCATATGCGCGTGCTGTAAGTGGGTGCATGTATAAATCCGTGCTTGTACGTGAGGCGTCGAGTACCTCATCCTGTTCGCCTATCCATTATGTGTAAATGGACAGGTAGAACAAGAGGAGATAGTCAAAAGGTGATTAACTTCCGAGTGTAAGCACCAGCGTTCCTGACATCCCTGATTAATAAAGGCAACTCATACTTTATTTGTTTAATAAGTAGAGCTACGCCCTTGTTAATTAGTTCAAGTGCTGGTGGTTCTTCTAACTCTTTAACTAAGCAATGATCTTGCAATGAATGTGCAATTTCAATTAATTGTTTCTTAGTTAATCTCTCTGATATAGATGCAGTTAATGCAGACTCAAATGATTTAGACATTTTCAATGAGTAGATAGGTTACGAATAGAGGAAGTAAAGCAAGAGGGAATAATAAAATCATGCGAAACACTCAGTCATAGCCAAGCGTTGCTGACAATAGTGTTCAACTACTATCCAAACAATTTTATTAATGAGTCGATTAACCGTACTCCAATCGCCTGTGATTTCTTTCATGTAGTTGTCATTGTACAACTCACTCATTAAATCCTCGATCTCATACTCATACTCAAAAAAGAATTTGCGAATCTCATTGGAATAAATAAAACCGCCAACTCCCATTGAACATCCGTATTCTGCTACGTCCTTGACTTCATCTAGATCATCAAAGCGTGCATCTAATGCATCAATTAAACGTGACATGTTTGAATGAAAGCTTCTCTCATTGAGAAGCAAAAGCACTGGCAGGAGTTGCACCCACCCCGGGCTATTATCCCGTGCTGAATGTTAATTAGTTAAACAAATGCGGGTAACTCTACAGACTTATAAGGTATAAAATCAGTAACCCCATTGTCCTTGACACGACTAGCTTTTAGGCAGTTATTGTTTACCCAAAAACCTAAAGATATATCGGGATTAAATAATACATTTGCAATAGCACGAGCAGATACATTTGTGTATCTGTACTGATAACCATTTACAAAAGTTACTAATACCGTTCTTGATAATAGATCTACTTTTAGATCATCAATAGCTTTAGATGTACGATAAGGCACAGTGATAAACATAAAGTTAATGAATGAATAAGTTTAATTAAATGGGAATTAAATCCCAATGTCTGTCGGAGGAGTCGAACCTCCGATACACCATCAGACTAATAACCAAGCGTTAGGAATTTCGTATTCGTCATACATACCTGTTGCAGGATCAGTTTGTTTCATAAACCACTGACCTTGTTTCTGGAAGATGAAGGATAAATCATTTAGTACAAACTTAATTAAGGCGTTAAGTCTTGATTTAGTTGTATTAGTTTTCCAACCTTGATGGTTGATAAAGAGTTGACCGTCATGTTTATAAGTAGCGATGTGATTATCATGTAGATAAACACGCATCTCAGCTTTAGAATCAGCGCCCTTGGGTACATGTACTTGTACCTTGGTGTTTGCTTTTTCAAAGTGTGAACGGTCCATGATTGCTTGAATCATTTCTCTCTCGATTTTTCGCATGTTAATAATGAACGATGTTTAAGTGGACAAGTTGCACAAAAAAAAGTGCAAAGAAAAGAGTGCCGATTTGATCGGCTGCGTCTAGCATCACCAAGCGTTAGCACTGGCGTACTCTTCCCGATATTCATCGAGCAATTCTTGCTCTTGAATACTGATTAACTCTTCAACGGAGTAGCGAGGTGCTAGTCCTGAACTGACTTTATGCCATGACTTATCTAATACATCGAGCACTAATTGCTCGCAATGTTCAGATACTATAGCCACTGGCTGAGTTAGCTCTTGAGGAGTGAATGATTGAAAGTTAGTCATAATTAAATAGCGACAAAAACCAAGGCGAGGACTTGAACCTCGACGCATGCCTTCATGCTTGGTGTTCATTCATATTCATGTGATTAACAACAAGGTGTAAGGGCTACTTCTTGTTTTCGCTAATGTCCCGAGTCGGGGTAACCTTCGGTGGGGCGGCTTATCAAGACCGCTGTGTTTGTTTCCAAACCCCATTAGCTCGTTTTCTGGATCTCTCTAGACTCTTGATTGAATCTTGAGAACTCTCTCACCCTCTAACGAGAGTTCGAAAGATCTCAATCTTCAAAGAGTCTTAGAGTTTTCATTATAGCAGAGTGGACAGGTTGGTAAGGTGAGTATTTATGCTTAACTTGTGCTCTAAGTGTACAGAAGCTAGGCTATGACAGGGTGATTAGCGTTGCTTATAGGTCAGAGGTCGATTCATATATCACAGTGTTTGCAAGGTGTCTAGTCATTTGTCCTGATTCTCTGACAATGTGCGGCAACAGATCGCGAGAGATCGAGAGCCGCGCCTGTATCGCGCGTGAATCCTCTTACCGCGCCCCCGCGAGTCGTTTTACCGCGCGCAGGTCATGCACCCGCGTTAATTGATCGCGCGTAACTGCCGAGATCTGTTGCTATCACTAGCTTTGCACCGCACTATAGATGCGGTGACGACCTGAGACCCCCCTCCGGGGGGCAAGCGCGTCCGTACGTATACGTAT